ATGGTTACAACTCTGATTATGATTTTATAGTAATAAGTAAAACTGGAAAAATTGGACAAATCATTGAAATACAAAATCTCAGGATTGCTTTACCAGCAGCAGATAAACCGTTTAAACGAAGCGAAAGCAAAACGGAACAATACTGGGAAAGAAAAGAATACCCGAAAGAATTAAGTAGAATAAAAAGCAGATTTGACTGGGAAGAATACCCAACTGAATTTAAAGAAAAGTGGTACGATTACATAGATGAAGAGTTTAAAAGAAGAGAACAAGGTTACTGGTTTTATAATAACAATATTCCTACTTATATTACTGGTACTCATTACATGTACTTACAATGGTCAAAGATTGACGTTGGTGCAGCAGACTACAGGGAAGCAAATAGATTGTTCTTTATATTTTGGGAAGCATGTAAAGCAGATAACAGGTGTTACGGGATGTGCTACCTTAAAAACAGACGATCTGGGTTTTCGTTTATGTCATCATCAGAACTTGTTAACCAAGCAACAATATCTTCAGATGCTAGGTTCGGTATACTTTCAAAAACTGGATCAGACGCAAAAAAAATGTTTACAGATAAAGTTGTACCAATATCCGTTAATTATCCATTTTTCTTCAAGCCAATTCAAGACGGTATGGATCGGCCGAAGACTGAGTTGGCATATAGGGTTCCAGCTTCAAAGCTTACTAGACGTAAACTAGATGATAATGTAAAGCTAAAAGAGTTAAGAGGTTTAGATACAACTATTGACTGGAAAAACACAGGTGACAACTCTTACGATGGTGAAAAGCTAAAGCTATTAGCTCATGATGAAAGTGGTAAATGGGAGAGACCTGATAACATATTAAATAACTGGAGGGTTACAAAAACTACATTAAGACTAGGTCGTAGGATCGTAGGTAAATGTATGATGGGTTCAACTTCAAATGCTTTAGAAAAAGGTGGAAACAACTTTAAGAAATTATACGACAGTTCAGACGTTACAAGAAGAAATAAAAACGGACAAACAGCTTCTGGACTGTATTCTTTATTCATCCCTATGGAGTGGAACTACGAAGGATTCATGGATACTTTTGGATCACCTGTATTCGTTACGCCAAAAAATAAAACATTCGGAGTTGATGGTATTGAAGTTGAAACAGGAGTTATCGAGCACTGGGAAAACGAAGTTGACGGGTTAAAAGACGATCCTGACAGTTTAAATGAATATTACAGGCAATTTCCAAGAACTGAAAAACACGCTTTCAGAGACGAAATTAAATCTTCATTATTTAATCTAACTAAAATATACGAACAAATAGATTTTAATGAAGAATTAAATAATACAGTACAAACGACTGTTGGTAATTTTCAATGGTTAAAAGGTGTTAAGGATACTAGTGTTGTTTTTTTACCTTCTAAAAATGGTAGATTTAATGTTAGTTGGGTTCCTCCATTAGATTTACAAAATAACGTAATAAATAAAAATGGAGTTAAATACCCAGGTAACGAACACATTGGAGCATTTGGTTGTGATTCTTATGATATTAGCGGTACTGTTGACGGTCGCGGTTCTAAAGGAGCGTTACATGGACTAACTAAATTCTCTTTAGAAGATGCTCCACCAAATCACTTTTTTTTAGAATATATAGCTAGACCACAAACAGCTGAAATATTTTTTGAAGATGTTCTTATGGCTTTAGTTTTTTATGGTATGCCTATACTAGCTGAAAATAACAAACCAAGGTTGTTGTACTATTTAAAAAGAAGAGGCTATAGGCAGTTTAGTATTAACAGACCAGATAAAGTTTGGAATAAACTTTCTATAGCGGAAAAAGAAATAGGTGGTATACCAAACTCAAGTGAAGACATTAAACAAGTTCATGCTGCAGCTATTGAGGCTTATATAGAAGACTTTGTAGGTCTACGTGAGTCTGGTTATGGAGACATGTATCATCAACGCACTTTAGAAGATTGGTCTCAATTCGATATAAATAAAAGAACTAAACATGATGCTTCTATTAGCTCTGGTTTAGCAATAATGGCTTGTAATAAAAATAAATACAAACCAAACTTGAAAAGACAAGTTAAGAGCATGGATTTAGGTTTTAAAAGATATGACAACGACGGAGTAACTTCACAAATAATATAATAAATGATTTACACTAATACACAAAGTTCCTTTCCTGATCAGGTAGTTCCACAAGAAGAGAAAATGACACTTGACTATGGTTTGCAAGTAGGTAGAGCCATTGAAGACGAGTGGTGGGCTGCTGGGGTTGGCGGAGCTAGATACACAAATAATTATAACGTATTTCATAGAAGAAGATTATATGCAAGAGCAGAACAATCTATACAGAAGTACAAAGATGAAATGGCTATTGATGGTGATTTATCTTACTTAAACCTAGATTGGACACCTGTGGCTATTATACCTAAGTTTGTAGATATAGTTGTTAATGGTATGTCAGAAAAAATATATGACATAAAAGCTTATGCTCAGGATCCAGCTTCTCAAAGAAAAAGAACTGCCTATGCTGAAAAATTGCATAAAAATATAGTTACTAGAGACTTTATAGAAGAGGTTAAAGCTCAAATGGGAGTTGACATATCTGAAGTAAAAGATATGAGTAACCCTCCAGAAAACGAAGAAGAACTTGAAATACATTTACAGTTAGACTATAAGCAGTCTGTAGAAATAGCTGAAGAAGAAGTTATTAATAATACTTTAGATAGAAATAAATACGAACTAACTAAACGTAGGCTTTATAGAGATTTAGTTGAACTTGGTATTGGTGCTGTTAAAACAACCTGGAATAAATCAGAAGGTGTTGTTGTTGATTATGTTGACCCAGTTAACCTTGTTTATTCATACACTGATGATCCTAATTTTGAAGATATATACTACGTAGGTGAAGTAAAAAATATTTCATTACCAGAACTTAAGAAGCAGTTTCCAGACATAACAGATGAAGAGTTAGAGAACATTCAAAAAATGCCTGGTAATACTAACTACAGAAGATCTTACAGAGGTAATAGAGATAGCGACACGATACAGGTTTTATATTTTGAATACAAAACTTATAGTGATCAGGTTTTTAAAATAAAGAAAACAGCTAATGGACTAGAAAAAGCTTTAGAAAAGCCAGATTCTTTCGCTCCGCCACCAAACGATGGTTTTGAGAGAGTAAGTAGATCTATAGAGGTTCTTTACCATGGTGCAAAAATATTAGGGCATCCAATAATGCTGGATTGGAAGGTTGCAGAAAATATGACTAGACCTAATTCAAACCTTTGTAAAGTAAATATGAATTATACTTTGTGTGCTCCTTCAATGTACAAGGGTAGAATTACTTCTTTAGTTGAACGTATGATAACTTTTGGTGACATGATACAATTAACATCACTTAAGTTACAACAAGTTTTAGCTAGGATGGTTCCTGATGGTGTTTACTTAGATGTTGATGGCTTAGCAGAGGTTGATTTAGGTAATGGAACTAGCTATAATCCTCGTGAAGCTTTAAACATGTACTTCCAAACTGGTAGTATTGTAGGTAGATCGATGACGCAGGATGGTGACATGAACCCTGGTAGAGTACCAATACAAGAGTTACAAACGTCAGCTCATCAAGCTAAAATACAAAGTTTAATACAAACTTATCAATATTACTTACAAATGATAAGGGATGTGACGGGTCTTAATGAAGCTAGAGATGGGAGTAATCCAGATAAAGATGCTTTATTAGGTTTACAAAAACTAGCTGTTGCTCAATCAAATGTTGCAACTAGACACATACTAGATGCAGGTTTATATGTTACATTAAAAACTTGTGAAAACGTAGCTTTAAGAGTTGCAGATTCTTTAGAGTTTGAATTAACTAACGAATCATTAGTTAATAGTATAAGTTTGTATAATGTTGCTACTTTAGAAGAAATAAAAGACTTACATCTTTATGATTTTGGTATTTATTTAGATTTAGAACCAGACGAAGAAGATAAACAAATATTAGAGCAAAACATTGAAATAGCNTTAAAGGGTAATCAAATAAACCTTGAAGANGCTATTGATATAAGAAATATACACAATCTTAGACTAGCTAACCAGTTGTTAAAACTTAAAAGAAGACAAAAAGCTAAACAAGATCAAGAAGCTCAACAAAGGATGATACAGTCTCAAGCACAAGCTAATGCTGAATCAGCTGAGAAAGCAGCTATGTATGAAGTACAAAAAAGAGAGGCTATAGCACAAACAGAACTTCAATTAGAAAAAGGAAAATCTGATTTTAAAATTCAACAAATGAGTGCTGAGCTGCAGAATCAATTAACAATAGCTCAACAGAAGTTTGAATTTGACAAACAATTAGCTCAAATAAATATACAAAAAGATGTTAATAGAGAGCAGATGATTGAAGATCGTAAAGATCAAAGATCTAAAATGGAAGCTACTCAACAAAGCTCAATGATACAGCAGAGACAAGATGGTTTATTACCAACTGACTTTGCTACTCAAAACCAAGGACCACCGTTAACAGAAGAACTAGGAGGTCAAGTTCCGAAAATGTAATAAACAACAATAACACAATAATTATATAATATCATATCATGGAAAATAACAAAGTAGAAAACACACCTCAAGAAGGTGAGTTTAAAATGAAAAAGAAAAAAGGTAGACCTAGAAAACTAGCAAACAACTCAAAAGCTGCAGCTAGAATAGATCTAAATAAGAAAGAAACAAAAACTGAAGAAGATGCCGTTCAAACACAAGAAACAAGCAATAGCGATGTTATTGTCGAAGAAAAGAAAAACGAGGCAAGTGGCGAAAAAGTGGTTGAAGAAATACGGAATGCCGAAGAGCTAGTTGAGGAAAATACAAAACCTGTAATAGAGGAAATATCAAACGAAGAAGATATTAAAGAACCTCAGGTAGCTGTTGAAGAGAAACAAGAATTACCAGAAGGTGTTAATAAACTAGTTCAGTTTATGGAAGAAACAGGCGGTAACATGCAGGATTATATTAGATTAAATGCTGATTATAATAATGTTGATGATGATGCTCTGTTAAAAGAATATTATAAAAATACTAAACCACACTTAGAACCTGATGAAATTGACTTTATAATGGAAGAGAATTTTAAGGTGGAAGAAGATTACGACGAAGAGCGAGATATACGTCGTAAAAAACTCGCAAAAAAGGAAGAGGTTGCAAAAGCAAAAACGTTTTTAGATAGTTTAAAAGATAAGTATTACGAAGAAATCAAGTTGAGGCCTACAGTAAACAATGAACTTACAAAAGCGAGAGAGTTTTTCAATAAATTTTCCAAAGACAAAGAGGTAGCGCAAAAGCGACATGAGATGTTTAAAGACGATACTAAGACTTATTTCTCTGATTTCAAAGGTTTTGAATTCAGTTTAGGAGAAAAAAAGTTTAGATATGGTATTAATAATCCAGAAGATGTTGCTAATGCTCAATCTGACATTTCAAATGTAGTTAAGAAGTTCTTAAATGATAAAGGAGAGGTTGTCGATGTTAAAGGCTATCACAAAGCTATTTACACTGCAAGAAACGCTGATAATATAGCACAACATTTTTATGAGCAAGGCAAGGCCGATGCTGTTAAAGATGTAGTTGCTAAATCTAAAAATATAAACAAAGATGCGCGACAAAGTGCACCTGAAGATGTTCATATAAAAGGGTTTAAATTAAAAGCGGTAAACGGTGTTAATACTAGTAAACTTAAAATAAAAAAACGATAAATAAAACTTAAAATAATAAATTATGGCGGGATTCACAAGCGTAGGTCCAGGTTTAACACCTACTCAAGATCAGTCAGTTCTCTCTACAAACTACTTACAGTGGAATGATAAAGATGGAGATAACTTTGCTGATTTTGCACAACAGTATTTACCTGAATTATACGAACAAGAAGTAGAGAGATTTGGTAACAGAACGTTATCAGGCTTCTTAAGAATGGTTGGCGCTGAGATGCCAATGACATCAGATCAAGTAATTTGGTCTGAACAAAATAGATTACACTTAGGTTACGATACAGTGTCACGTAATGGTGAGACATTCACCGTGACTCTAGGAGGTGATAATGAGCTAGTAATTAGAAAAAATCAAACTTTTGTAGTTTATGACCCAGCAAATGAGAAAACCTTAAAAGGTTTAGTTACTGATGCTCCTAATCCAGGTAATGCAAATACACTAACTTTTGATGGAGCTTGCTATACTGCTGCAGACTTTAATGCTTTAGGAACAACAGGTCTTAAAGTATTTGTTTATGGTTCTGATTTTGCTAAAGGATCACTTGGTATGGAAGGTTCTGTAACTCCAGTATTAACTCAATTTAGTAACAGACCTATTATCATTAAAGATAAGTATTTAGTAAATGGTTCTGATACTGCTCAAATTGGTTGGGTTGAAGTTGCTACTGAAGACGGAACATCTGGGTTTTTATGGTATATGAAAGCTGAATCAGAAACTAGATTAAGATATGAAGATTATCTTGAAATGGCGATGGTTGAAGGTGAACTTGCCGCTGCTGGTTCTGGTGTTGCTGGTTTAGCCGCAGCAACTGAGGCTGGTAAAGGTACACAAGGTTTATTCTCTGCTATAGAAGAAAGAGGTAATGTATATGAAGGTTTTGCTGGCGCTCCAGCCCCTGGAACAGGTGCATTAACAGATTTTGATGCTATACTACAAGAATTAGACTTACAAGGTGCTATTGAAGAAAACATGTTATTCTTAGATAGAGCTACTGCTCTTGATTTTGATGATATGATCGCTGCTATGGCTGGTGGAAGTTTTGCTTCTACTCAAGCTGCTTCTTTCGGTTTATTCGATAACGAAGCTGAAATGGCTCTTAACTTTGGTTTTTCAGGTTTTAGAAGAGGTTCTTATGACTTCTATAAAACTGATTGGAAATACTTAAATGATGCTTCTACTAGAGGTATGGTTGACAACATCAAAGGTGTGTTGATACCAGCTGGAACATCTACTGTATATGATCAAATGTTAGGATCAAATATCAGACGTCCTTTCTTACATGTAAGATATAGAGCTTCTGAAACTGATGATCGTAGAATGAAGTCATGGATTACTGGTTCTGTTGGTGGTGCTTATACATCATCTTTAGATGCTATGGAAGTTCATTACTTATCTGAGAGATGTTTATGTGTTCAAGCTGCTAATAACTTCGTATTATTTACAGCATAGTATACAATTATTAAATAAATGTGGAGGGTTAACGCTCTCCACTTTGTTAACACTTAAAAAAAAAA